TTAAAGATAGGATATAGTATCTCTGGTTTGATATGATTAGCTGCACTACCCTCAATGACATCTCTAATAGTATGATGAGGTTTAAGCAACTTCAGACTAATCAACTTACCAAGAATATCATCATTGTGCTTAAGTAGGATGTGATAATAGATGGATCCCATTACCTCATAAAATTCCTTCTCCTTCTTCAACTCAATTAACTTACCATTTTTAACATGCTCTGTGATCTTACTAGTAAACCTCGTATGACTGTATACAAATTGAGGTGGCTCTACATCCTCATTAGTAAGTGAGATTCTTGTTGGTCCACCACCAGCAAATGACTGTAACTTCCTAGCAGGTTTGCCTTTAGCGATAACCATCTCACCACCATCACCAAACTCTTCCAGTTTGACATCCTTACCAGGATCCTTACGTCTTATGATTTTCCATGCGAATCCTATAGGATTAATCATAAACGCAAATATATTCTTAGCAGCACCAATAATAAAACTTATAACACCTCCAAGTACCTTGAGTGCACCACCCAATAACCACTGGATAGGTTTCATTATCCATCCAATTATATTGAATAATACCTTACCAATCTCTCCTACGAATTTAAAGAAGGTACCTAAGAATTCTGTAATACCTGTCTCCTCAGCTACCTGTTTGATTAAACCCATCCACATCCCAAACATCTTCTGAATAGGTTCAAACAGTGGTTTAATCATTGGTAAGAATGTCTTACCTACCCATTCACCTAAGAAACTACCAATAGCATTACCTACTATAGGTGCAAATGGACCTAGGAATGGACCTAATAATGCAGTACCAGCAGCAGCACCTATCATACCACCTGCTGCCTGTCCAACACCTGCACCAATTGCTTGAGTCTTATCCTCACCACTAGCAATACCTGTTGCAATACGAGAGATACCACCGACAACAGCGAGACCCTTCTGTGCACCAGGTTTCATTAACTTACCACCTACGCCCTTACCAACATTCTTACCTTTCTGTAATCTGGTAGGGTTATTTACTCTATTATTAAAACCTTTACCAACCTTCCTTGCTTGGTCATTCTTACCCTGTGCTTTTAACTTCTTCTGTTGTCTCTCAACTGACTTCTTCTGTGCCTTATACTCTTCTTCTGTGTATATCTTACCAGTCTCTTTATCCTTATATCCAAACTTACGCCATTGTTCCTGCTTCTTCCATTCTACTTCCTTCTGAGTAGTATCCTTGAATAGACCAGAAACCTTCTTAACATCAGATACTATCTTTAAAGGATTTAAAAGATACTGTAGTGTCTTAAACCCAGCAAATACCTGAAGGAATCCAAATAATGCACCAAATGTCCCTTGAATTGGTCCTTTCTTAAACCCACCAAATACATTAATAATTCCACTAGCTAAAGTATCGATACCCCAAGTAGCGATCTTAAAAGCAAACTTACCTAGTGATATGACTAGATTGAATACCTTACCTGCTTTCTTAGCTTTCTCTGGATCACTCAACCATCTGAGTAATACCTGCATCATTACAAATTTGAATATGGGAGTTAAGAAATTAGCAAACTTCTGAAGAAACCCACCACCTGCTTGTTTTAACTCATTTGGCGGTTTCTCTTCTGGTTCCTGACCTGGTACTGCTGGTTTTGCTTCATCTTTCTTCTCCTGTTTCCTCCTATTACTCAGTCGGAACATACTCCTAAAGGATTTAAACCATTTCTTAAATCCCTTCTCTTCATCCTTCTCCTCTACTTTTGCTACCTTAGTTTCTTTCTCAGTGGTAGTTGATAACCACTCCTTCTCAAACTGAATTAGTTTATGTGTCTCTACATTATTGTTAGCAATATTCTCTAATACTACACCAGTACGATTGATACCCTTCCGAATTTCATCGAAACTTCCAGAGAAAGGACCATCATCCTTGATGGGTTTTATCTTAATGTAGCTCTTAATTGCCATTAGAGTGACGTTTTGCTCTCTTCTGCTTTTTGCCTTCTCTCTTCCTCTTGAATATGAGCAATAAGAAGGTTCACATACACATCACGTTCCCAAGGGATCATATTCTCCAATTCAGTTAAAGAGTATTTGTGGTGCTGCATTAATGCGAAATTAGTCTTGTAGTAATTCTCAAGACTGTCATGCATTAACGCTACTCGAAAAAACTTGCTAGTCCCTCCAGTACCAAATCACTCTTCTTCTTAGTATTTGGGTTATATACCTCAATAGTGTAAGACAGCTTAGGCATAGTCTCAAAGAATGTCTGAACCTTCTGGAATTGATCCGCATTCAAATTCTCAAGGAATTCTAATGCCTCTTTATGAGAGAAAGAATCATAAACTTCTTCTGTATCATATACTTGACCGATACAACTAGCAGCTAGCTCAAATACATCTTGTATATCAGGATTGTCAGTAAGGTTTTGCTGAATGAATACATCCAATGAAGGATATTTCATCACAATACCAACATTTTTATCTAATTGAATCTTAGCACTATGATTATCAGGTGTAATAACACCTACCTCTGAGAGAGGTATTTCAACGTTAACTTGGGTTTTCTCATCATCAGGACACGTGACTTTAAACTCACTTGTCTCACCAACCGCAACAGATCTGATCTTAAGGAAGATATATTCAATCTCGAAAGTAGCGAGATCTTCAACCTTAGACTTTAAATTGGTACAGTTTTTGATTATAGTCTTCACTGCTTTGACCATCTGCTTGTTGTCTTGCGACTCCATAGCAAGGTAGAGTAGTTTCTCCTCCTTAACTAGAAATGGTCTATATGATATTTTTGTGCCTGTTACAGGCAGGGTCGCTTCATACTCAGGTATGGCTAACTTAGGTAATGGCATAACGATTGCATTATTATAGTTCTATTTAGACACCAAACTGGGCTGCTTCTTGCTGATTTTGACTTAATCCTACAGACTCTACTCCTTCCGAGGCACTGTTAATAAATCTATCTGGACTATTAGGTCCTAGTTCCTCTTCACCAACAGTATCAAACCTATATCTCTCAAAATTAAACTTAGTACTAAACTTGACTAGATTGGTAGGACCATTATTAAACGATAATCCTCCCATATCTACAGGCCATGATGCAAAGAATTGCCAAACACCTGTGACCATATTAAGTCTCTGGGTATATGGTATACCACCTTCACTTACATCTTGCCAATTAACAGGTGATGCAATCTCCCATTTCTGAATAATAATGTTAGTGGTGTATTCATCATATAAGCATGCCCTATTCTCTTGGTCAGGGACAGCATAATTCATCCACTGCTCAAAGAATTTACGATGAAATAACTGCTTATCTACTACAAAACTAATATCCAACTGTCCTGCCTGTTGCTCCCTCGCAACATTATATGCTTGACCTTGCCAACCAGCTTTAACTTGCTCCCCTTGTATTCTTCTAGCAGGTACTGTAACTGTATCAGCTAAGAAGTTAATTGCTATTGCAGCATCTCTCTGATCTCTTTTGATAGATGCCTCATTAGCAAGTATACAAGTAGGCAGGTAAATCTTAACACCATAGAGATTAGACCTTGAAGGCTCTCTCTTTCCTGATGTTATTAACTCTCTGAAAGTATTAAAACTATTTTGACTCATTTAAGTCTACTCCAAATTATGCTACTTGGTACTTCCATCACTCTACCCAAACCTGGTGGTCTAATAACAAATTGCTCAACTGGAAGCGGTGTCATATCTTTTAATTCCTCTTGAGGAACATTATAAGCTCTAGTCACACTAGACATAAAGTATTTATGGTGGCAACGCTTAGGATATGCAATACTACCAGAAGACCATGCAGATGCCATACTCTTACGAGAGTTTGGACGTAGATAATGAATATTCCCACCAGAAAATTGCATCTTCTGATAATCTACATCTGTGATTAGTACCATAGGAAAGGTATCCCACCACTTTAGATCTGGTGTTACTGCTGAATAATTGTAAAATATAATGTCACCAACAGTGAATCCACCAGTATATTCCTCCAATCCATATTGAAGTTGATCTCTATACCATTGTTTACTCTGTTTTACTCCCCCTGCGAGGTCTTTTACGTCTGTGAAGATACTCATACATTTAAGTGTTTTTCCGTGAGTATAATAAATTGCATGCCCCTATGAGCACAGAACTGTCTTGCAGCTCTCCATTTAGCACTATTTACATTCCAAGTCTTAACTTCTGTTATAAAGGTCCGAGCCTTCTGCGATTTACGTTTAGGGGGCTTAGTTTGTGAAGCTGGTTTAATTTCAATGATCGATTTAGCGATTCTTCCATCCTTGGTTCTCGCTCTGACATAGAAATCAGGATAATAACGGTGAGTCCTGTTGTCCAAAGGGCTCCTATAAGGAATAATAATCTCTTCACTTCCCCACTCCAAAACGTTGTTATTCATGTCGCACCAGTGCATGAACTTCTTTTCCCACAAACTCCTATAAATAACATTAGTGTGATCACCTTTGTACTTATGTTTGTTTGATGGTCTAAATTTTCCCTTGTAACTCATGACGTTAGTATTTCCAAAGGCAAAACCGATAGGTGTTAATTCTACAAGTAGTAGAGAAGCTATCAGAGATGGTGCTGCGTTCCCAACACAAGTAATAGACTATCTAAAGTTCGATATATTCGATCAAAAGACAAATGTGCTGATGGACACATTATATCTATATCTCCCAACATCATTAAAAGAAGTCCAGTCACAGAACTGGGATGCAGTAAACTTAGGACCAGCAGGTAAGAAAGCACTTACAGCAGCACAAGACGCAGGTCTAGGTGGTGGAGGAGAAGTAGATTTTGCTTCAGATAAAGTTGCTCAATCAATATCAGAAGCAGCAAAGATGGGAGCAGGTCAATTAGCATATAGTGCTGCTGCCGATGTAATTAATAAAGCATTATCAGCAACAGGTCAACAGGGTAATCTTGATACAGCATCATTAACCTCTCTAGTTGGTAAAAAAATCTTCAACCCATATGCAGAGTCAGTATATAAGGGTCAGGCAGGTTTCAGAAGTCACTCATGGAATTGGCAATTAATACCAAAGAGTGCATCTGATGCAAGCACGATATATCAAATTGTTGAAAAACTTAGAAGATACTCACTACCAGGTAAAGGTAAGGGAGACTGGTTAACAATACCAGAATACTTCCGTGCTCAAGTTGTAAGGTATATTGATAAAGGTGGTGGTAATGAAACTATTGAAAATCCTGGTACTGGTGGTAAAGGTGGTATATTAAGTGCAATTATGCAATTTCCCACCAAACTGGTATTGCAGAATATGACTGTTGATATGCCAAATTATACCTCACTATCATCATCTTTAAATAAGAGTAAATATGTTGATTTTGGTGCTTTACAGTACAACCTTCAACTTGACTTTAGTGAAACATCCTTCCTTACAAAGGAAACTTACGGATCTCCTGTTACCGCACAAGGTGGTCAAGAAGAGCAGGAGAATGATAGTGGAGATGAAACAGTCCAAGACTGGTTAGAGAAAATGAAGAGCATGATTGGTGATTTCGGTCCATTTACATCACAGAATATAACCTAATGTCATATTTCAGTTATCTCCCAAACGTAGAAGTACGAGTATCAAGTTATAGAGTAAATAACGTTGATCCCTTTAAAGTAGCTAAAAATATCTTCAGAAGAATCAAAATTCGTGAAGAGTTAGATGATATCATTTTAGGTTTTACTCAGTATACGATTAAAAACAACCAAAGACCAGATCAGGTTGCTTTAGACGTATATGGTGATATGGACTTAGATTGGGTTGTTTTACTTACTAATAATGTAATCAATCTATACGATGAATGGCCCATGTCTGAAGATGAGCTAGAAAGGTATATTGACAGTGAATATGAAGAAGAGGCAGATTCAGTGCATCATTGGGTTACTCAAAAAATCACTGATACTAGAGGAAGGACATTAGTTAAGGCAGATCGCACAGTACCTGAAAACTGGACTTATACCAGACCTGACGGTACTTTAATTCCTAAAGAAGAGCTGGTTAGACCAATATCTGTCTATGATTACGAAAGTACAAAAAATGACTATAAACGCAATATTTACCTTTTAAGGAAAGAATACATAAATGGGTTTGTAGAGGAATTTAGCGATTTAGTCCAATATCTTCCAAATGACGAAGTTGACACTGAAAGTCGTCTTAAGAGATCTAAGGATACTGTCCAAGAGCAGTTTATTAAGGTTAAACCGTCTTATAGCACAAATATCGGTCAAGCGAGTTCTATCGATTTTGCTTCTGAAGCAGATTACTCATCTAGGACATTTGACACCTCTGCTAACAGTATTAGTGAAGGTGACGTTTTGGCAGATGGAAGTACAGTTGCAGTAACGACTATAACCGCAGGTGCCAATTTATCGGGTAGTACCACATCTAATCAATACGGATCTGCCACGAGTTCATCTAGCGGAACTTAAAAAACCTACAGGGCAAAAAAATACCCCCGATTTTTACGGGGGTTTCTCTTGTTCAGAAATCGAAATAATATACGGACTTAGCGACGACGACAAGGACGATACTTTAGATGGTCACGTGTCTCATAATATCCTGGACTCCATACATTGCTATTAGGAAAATAACGACCTGGTATCCAAGTTTTTGTTGTAATAATATACTCACACTTTGGTCTTCTTGGTCTTGGATGGTAATGACCATGATCATACCTCCAATCTTCCCAACGACCTGACCCATGATCGTGCCCTTCATGATAGGACTCTACAAACGGCTCCCAGAATTCCTTCCAAGTTAATGCTTCTGCTTTGACTGGTGTTGTGATACCAATTAATAGAAGTGGGAGCAGTAGTAGTTTCTTCATTAGTCTTCGTTAGCTAGAGCAGCGAAATAGGAAAGATCTGGTGATTCACCCGACTCTTCTATTTCTCCTATCTTAGCACCGAATCCTGACTTTGTAGGTGCAGGAGGGTCCGCTTTGACAACTGGACTAGTAAGAGGTGCTAGTTGCTCATCTTCCTCATTAGATCTTACTACAGGTC